GTACAGAATTTAGACCAGGCTACAGAAGAAGTCCAGGAAGTTGTACAAGCTGTAGTTGAAGAGGCTATAGAAGATGTAGCAGAACTTACAGAAGAACAGGTAGAAGTTGTTGCAGAAGTTTTACAAGTACAAGCTGAAGATGTAGAGATTATAGCTGAGGCAGTTAAAGAAGATGAGGTAGTTGCTGAGGCAGTAGAAGAGTATGTTGAAAGAGCTGTAGAAAATGCAGATGTAGAAAACTATACATTAGCTGATGTAGTTACAGAAGTTCAGTTTGAAACATTCTTAGATAATCCAATAGAAACATTTATAGATATAGATTTAACAGAAATAAACATAGCAAACATAGGAGATGATATGACACAGGACCAAAAAGAAAAAGCACAAGAGGTAGTAGTGCCAGTTATTTTGACTAGAATAGCTACTATGGCAGCTTTTGTATTTAGGAAAACAATATGATAAATAAAATATGGTCATGGTTTGTGGAGGCTATAAAAGAAACACTTAACCTTAGTTGGACTTTGGTTGGTTTGATTATTGCCACTTTGACTTTGACTGGGAGTGCAAGACAGATTACTGGATTAGCCACCTTAATTACATTAGCTATTTGGTTACTCACTATAAGTTTTAGAAAATGAGTTATATGAAAAGATTGTACGAACAAAAATGTACAGCTAAACTTATTAATGGTACATGGGTTACAATTTGTAATTGTAAATATGGTACAAACTCACATACCGAAATACAAAAAAGGGTAAAAGAAAAGGTTAAAGATGAAATTACAAGTTGTTAGAACTCAGCTAGGCAAAGATGCGACCAATGGTCTTTTATTTATTGATGGGTTGTTTGAGTGTTATACATTAGAGGACCAGTATCAAGCAGTAAAAGTTATGCACGAAACTTGCATACCTGAAGGAACATATCCTATAAAACTTAGGACAGTTGGAGGATTCGATAAAAGGTACAAAGCCAAATATCCTGAACTTCACCGAGGTATGTTGTGGATTCAAGATGTTCCAGGATTTGAATACATACTGATACACCAGGGAAACACTGATGAACATACTTCAGGTTGCCTTATTGTCGGAGATAGTCAACAAGATTTAGATGTAAACTTCAATGGTATGGTGGGTAGTTCTGCAAACGCATACAAAAAACTATATCCAAAAGTATCTGCACAATTATTAGCAGGTAATGAAGTAACCATAGAGTACAGCAAAATACAACTAGAACCTCAAGAACCTAATGATGTATATGAAAAACTACAAGAGATAAGCGGAGAAATCAAAGTATTAAATGCTAAACTTAGTGGTAGGAATATTACATAATGTCAGATTTATTTGAAAAAAATAATAGAAAAAGAAACCAAGATGGCACATTTAAGAAAGATGTGGGGTGGACTCCTTGGAACGAGGCATGGAGTTATAAGATGAGTAATGACTTAAAAGACATGTTAGAGCGTACCCTATGGACATTTATCGAGGCATTTATTGGTGCATTGGTAGTTGCTCCCTTGGCAGGAATTGATGCAAACTCAGTTCAACTTGCAGCAATCGCAGGTGGTGGTGCAGCTTTAGCAGTAGTAAAGACATACGCTAAAAAACAAATCAGTAAGTAGTTTTTGACATACTTATTCTGTAAACTGTTAGTAACAGGGAACAGGAGATAGATGAAGAAAAAGAATCTAACACCTGAACAGTTAGGAAATAATTATTATAAATCAGGTTGGCAACCAGGTTATGATATAAATGAAGAAACTGGACAGGGAGAAATCACACATGTTGGAACAGACCCCAACTATCAAAACAAATACGATTCTATATTACAAGACTGGGGATTTGACCCTAAAGAATACGAGATAGAAGGAACAGTAAGAGCCAGTTCCTGGAATGCTCAACTCAAAGGAGGAGAACCAGTAACTTTCTATGCTTTCAAAGGACTTGTAAGAAGAAAGAATCCTGCACACGATAAAAGATTTAAGCAGTTACTCAAACATGCAGTTAAGAAACCACCTCTTAAAATTTATAACAAAGGCGGAGATACCGCCTTTTGTTTTTTTATGAGCGACTGGCAGTTGGGTAAGGATGACTATGGAGTAGAGAATACTATAAAGAGATACGACATTGCTTTACAGGATGCAGTACAAAGAATTAAAGAACTGAGAAAGCAAGGTGTAGATATAGATGAAATTTATATGGTGGGATTGGGCGACCTTACAGAAGGGTGCAGTCTCAATTTCTATGATGCTATGCCGCATAATGTAAGTCTCTCACTATCTGAGCAATATCAATTAGCAAGAGCAATGATGATGAAAACTGTTGACACATTTCTACCACTAGCAAAAAAGAAAGTTCTTTGTGGAATACCAGGTAATCATGGAGAGATGACCAGGAGTAGTAAAGGTCAGGTCCTTACATCAAGACTTGATAACTCTGACACAATGCACATGCAGATTTGTGATGAGATTATGAAAGCAAACAAAGAAAGATATGGAAGTGTCAAGGTAATTGTTCCTGAAGGTTATCATCAAACAATGACCATCAAAGAACAGACCTGTGCCTGGACACATGGACACATGAGTGGTGGCAGTGGAAATCCTGAAAACAAAATAGAGAACTGGTGGAAAGGTCAGATGTATGGATTCTTACCACCAGGTCAGGCAAAGATTTTAGTTACTGCTCACTATCATCACTTCAGGGCAAAACAACAAGGAGACAGAACCTGGTTTCAAGCTATGAGTTTGGATAAGTCTTTGGACTTTACTGCAAGAACTGGACTGTGGTCTCATCCTGGAGTGTTAACTTTTACAATCAACAAGAAAGGATGGGATAACCTTAAGATTGTTTAAGGTTATCTATTTCTTTTTGAATATTATTTTTGACTTGATTGAGTACATTGATTGCATAATCAATATCCTCAACAAGCAATCCAAAATCTTTTCTGTTTCGTCTTACAGATAGTTTAATAAATGGGTAGTTAGTGTCTCCTGTAAAATGGTCATCAGTTTTAAGAACATCAGAATAATTACCTCGCATATCCCAAATAGAAATTGTATCTTCATTTCTTTCAATGGTATGACCATGTAATTTATCTTTGTTTATTTTTCTAGCTACTCTGACTCTAGCTAATTCTTGTTCTGTTCCTAATTTTAATTTGTACCTTTTAGAGTACATTGCATTAATTTTAGGATGTTTTGCTAACATCTCATTAGCTAATGTATCGTTTGTTATTGATTTATGTTTTGGCATAATACCCCTTTTCTTTTTTTGCGTACACTACTTAGACTCCTAAACAAAAAAAAGGTTACATACTTTTTTTTATTTTTTTTATTCTTCTTCTAACTCTTCATCCAAATCATCAATAATTGGGTCATCTAATATCCAGTTTCTTAATGGACCTGAACCATTTTTATTTATCATACTTCCTCCTTATATAGGTAGAATTTTATACAACTTTGGATTACCTAAAAAATCTTTTTCATAGTAACCCCATATAGTATTCTTATCTTCCCACATACCTTTCAATGCACTGAAAGGAATCCACATAGGTTTTTTAAGACCTGTTCCAAAATACATAATACCTACAAAGACTTCATTATAAGGTTTTGCTTTCTTATGCAGCTCTTCTAGTTTTTTGTAATCAGATTCTTTTATTCTTTTAGTTCCCTTTACTTCTATCAGGTAAACTTTTTTCTTTACCACGACACAATAATCAGGTATGTTTATCACTGCAGTAACCAACCAAAAGTAATTTAATTTATTTTCTTTTGGGTCTGTACCAATCTTCAACCAATCTTTATATTCTTTAAGACCTTTGTGTTTAAGATACTTCTGCATTTTTATATCAGCTACATCAGGAACATCTTGTCTTTCTGCGTATGTGTTTGTGTATCTCACATCAATCCTTAAAAAGGTAGTTCTCTTCTGTTATCTTTTGGAGTTGCTTTCTGTAATAAAGCATGACACTCCCTATACTCCCACATGTAAGGATTATCTTCGCTAGTTTTTTTATATTGTCTCCCACAATAAATGTTTCCCTCCTGGTCGCTGTAAGTTACATTAAATAATTTCTTACACTCATACTCTTGTTTACATTTGGTATCAGGTTTCGGTGGTATGGAGAAGTCGTGAGAAGGGTATCGAACTCGCAACTTCTCCAATAGTTTATCAATACCACCATTTCCTATAGGTTCTAAAGCCACTCTTTAGGTAATCCCTCATTACCTATCCACCAACCCTTGCCGCAACCATCTTTATCTCCATAGTTACTACATGCAAAGTCAGGTATCTTACCAAACTTTTCAGGTTCATCTGCTTTCTTTTCTCTATTGTCTTCAATGTTTCCTGATGTGTTACATACAGGACATACCTTTATAATCTCTGTATCAAACACAGCAGAGATTTCATCAACAACTTCAAGTTCTTTCTCTACAACATCTATAAATAATCCCACCTGTTTGATTGACCACTTCTCAATGTCTTCATCTAATTGGTCAGGAACTAACTCATTGTATATCTTGCGTTTCATGTTGTCTCTCTGCTCCTGGTCAGGAATCATCTCTTTAAGAATATGATTTACTTGGTCAGCATTCTTTGTAGATTTTGGTTCAGCTACCATCTCATCAACTACTTTCTCCATAGCTGCTTGTTCTTCTTGAGTAGGTTTCTTTACTGGTTTCTTTTCTACCTGAACCTTTGACATCTCTTCTCTGCTTGGTCTAGGTTTTGTGCTGCCCTGATAGTTCCAGTTAGCTAATGCTCTACCAATAGAAGATGTTTCACAGTTCTCCATCCAGGCATCTGCATTTGCGAATCCACCTTGTCCTTTGGTCTCTTGTGCTATACCTGTGGTTACTGGTTTGTCATCATTAATATCTTTGTAGATTTCTGTTCTAATAGTTACACATGTACCATCATCAGTTATATGTACAACATTTGAATCAATCCTACCTTTTGGATAATCTTTCCAAAACTTTTTAAGTCTGTCTTCTACTGTTTCGTAATTATCTAAATTAAACTTAGCCATTATTCCTCCTCTGCTTTACATAAGGTAGCACTTTTTCTTGGTTTGTAATTTACAAGGACTCCATATTTGTCATAATCTCTATCTTCATTATGGTTTCTTCTTTGAAGTCTTACTTCTGCATTAAGATTGCAAAAATAAAACTTGCTATCCTTATGTTCTAATGCTATTGGTTTAGCTAATTCTATTTTGTCAGCATAAATTACACCACCAAAAACATCATCATAAAATACATCATAGGCAAATTTACCATCATGCAAGTTATTTACAATGTAACCTGATGCACCATAATAAGGCGTTCTTATTGTTCGTTCTTCCTCTGTGCCTATATTAAAAGTATCAATGATTATCATTGGTCTTTTCATATATATAGATTCGAGCTGTACTCGTTGGTTATTTTTTACTTTCATTTGTTCTCCCTTTTTTATCTTTGTTACTTAGACTACACATTGGTAATTAAGTTACATATTTTTTAATAAAATTTTATAGACTCTTTGCCTACTCAATTTTAATTTCTTTGCTATTGTTTGAACAGGAATACCCTGCGCAAAAGTTTCACACATTAATTTATCTCTCTGTTTTATTTCTGCCTCTGTTGTTGTCTTGGCTTTGTCCACGATTATATTTTGTAGATACAATCTGTTTAATAGTTCATTGGTCCTCCAATTTTTTAATTCATCCATGTATCTTTCCTCATCTTGTCTTCTCTCCTATGTGTGATTAACATTCCTAAATCTCTCAATGCCTCTCTAAATAAATCTTTTAATCCTATAAATAATATTGTCATCAATGAACCGAACATTGCTGCAATAATTAATCCTTCGATACTAAACATTACTCCTCCTCTTTATTTGCATTTTCTTCCTTTGCTTTCTCTAATTGTTCTGCAATCCTCATTGTGTTTTCGTTGTGGTCAGCTACAAATTCATCCAATAGCTCTGCGATTCTTACTGTGTTTAATTTCGTGTAGATAAGTGATTTCTCTACTCTTTGTCCTCCACATGCGTTAGCTAGTTTGATTGCCCATGTTTTAATACTTTTGGGGTTGTCAAAAATATTTGTCATTACTCCCTTTCTATTTGAATTAGTTTTATTAACTAACTGTTTGTTTATATTCTAATCTAGTAATGCAACTCACTAAGTCTTTGTACTGTCTAATTTTTACCAGTGCATCCTGCTCTGTTTCAAATTCAAAGACTTCCTGTTCGCCTGTTAGATGTATAATAGTTAAAATAAACATCTATTTAATTCTACCTGTGTTGTCTTTATTTGTAAACAACTGTTACTCACTACCATCCCTGGCAATCCAGTAACACTCATCACAAATAGGATAGACTCCTGCAACTTGGTATGGCTCATCCTCTGTTACTATAAGATGATTGATAGGAGGACATCTAAAAATATAAATCATTATTCCTCCATCATTTCTATTGTTCGTTCTACAGCACTTAATAAATTTGTTTCGTTATCAAACTCTCCATTCTCGTTTGAAAGTTGTTCTTGTATATACAAATAAATTTCTGTTAGTTTTTTAATATCTAACTTCATTATTCTTCCTCCCTTATTTCTTGTAATAAATCAGTAGCTGCATCAGGTCTCCCCAGTACATCTATCCAGGTATATAACAAATGTTTTATATCTAACAACTGATTGTATGAAAAGTCTTTGGACCTCTCAATCCCATCTAAGAAATGAATTGCTATTGCAGTTACTCTTGGGTTATTGACCTCCCACATATTTGATTTTCTAGTATGTAGTTTGGTCTCATCAATCAGTATTTGATTAATGTTTGTCTTAGTTGTTCCAACCGCCAATGACATCCACCCCATCTCTTTCAGCTCTTTTAACGAAGGCATCATATTCAAACTCTCCTATTGAACATGCTTGATATAAGTCCTTTATTATATTCTTGTGTTTTGCAGTAGTCATAGAATAAAACTCATTACATAAAATTACTTTAGTTTCATTTATGAACGAACCATTTTCAACATCTACCACATAAGCGATTGGAGTATTATAAGATATGATTCTATCGTATCTAGTTCCCTCTTCTCTTCTTAAGTTCCCTGTGCTTACTAGATTTGTTACCTTTGTAACTACATTTAGTTCAGGCTTACTTAATCTAGGTTCTTTGTATATTGTTTTCATTTGTTCTCCCTTTGTTTGTTTAGACTCTGTAATTTGTAAAAGGTTACAGGTTTCTATACCTTTTCTTGTTTACCCTTCTATTTCTATATGCCATTGCTGTGTTCATTATTCCTCCACTCTATAAGTTGCACTAGTGTTAGCTAATGCGTATTCGATTTGTTTAATATCATCTTCGGTTAAGTCATCAGTTTCGATAATAATTTTATTACCTAATTCTAATTCGTATTCTCCTATTTGTATTGTCATTATTCCTCCTCTGCTTTTGTTTCATCTTGGAATAAAAACTCTCCATATTCTAGAAAGTGTTTCATATCCTCCATGATTTGTTGCACTGTCTCAAGTCTATCAACTAAACCAATGGTAGCCTCAAAACCACCACTACTCCATGCGACTTCCCAAGCTCCATCATTGTATTTATTTATTTGTTTATCTCTGCGTAGTCTAAAGTTACTACTTCCCCACCAACCTTTTGCAGTGTAGTGAACCGCAGTATAGAACTGCTCATCTATGTAAGTTCTTTCTATATCTTGTAACTCTATACATATATCCTCTTTCCACTCTCTCTTCTCTGTCTTGAGATTGTCCACCTGATATATATTGTTATATTCTTCTGTCATTGTTTACCCTTTCTATCTTGTGTGTTTTAATATCTTTATCTATTTTATTTTTTTTTGCATTCATTGTTTACCCTTTCTATATCTTTTAAAATGGACTTTCCAATTTTCGATAACCATAAGTTGATAATCTTAAAGAATCTTTGACACCTTTAATATCTTTAATGTTGTCCCATACTTCATCAAAGTTATCTTCTTTTATTATGACTACTAAATATTTTTCTTTCATATTTACCCTTTCTATATCTTTTGACTACCCTGCAACTGAAATAGTTACAGGGTAATTATTCTTAATTAGCTATTATCTTTCTTGTATTGTTCGAGCATATATTCTTGATTGGTCATATTCTTATACTCCCTATCTTTCTTAATATCTGCTTTTCTATGTCTCATGTTAGAAAGAAATATTTTCTTGACTGCCTCGCACTCCTCCTCAGTTTGACAAGTTCCAATGAAAGCTAGAAAGTCTGTAAAATCTAAAACTTTCTTATTTCTTTTCATTAGTCTGCTCATAGCTGATGACCAATGGTCTATATGGATTGTTTCTCCATCTATTGTTACTGTTGAACTTCTTGGCATATTTACCCTTTCTTGTTTGTACTACTTTGACTGCATAGGTTACGAAAAGGTTACAGGTTTTTTATATTTTTTTTTGTGGAGATACCTCAATTAAATTAACACCCATCCCCTGTGTAAGAAAAGTTTAAAACAGGTACAGGGGTGGTTATATTTGTGCAGTGTGTTGGTAGTATTTACCAATATATATGCAGATATTTACACAACACAATATGTTGTATATATTACAACAATACTAGATATAGGGGGGTTTAATGTGGGGTACTGTGTAGTGTAGTGTGTAGTATCTAAAGAATATCTGTTAAGTTTGACCCACTATATGTAGTGTAATCTAAAGGGTACTCTATATGTAGGTACTTTACTTGAATTGTATCTAATTGAATACAGCTAACCCTGTGTCAACCCTCCCAACCAATGACTAAGTTTATGACCACCTAATTTAAATATTTGAGCAAAGCAGCTATAACCTGCGAATATGGTCCTGCTAGTCCACTTTGTTTAGAGTTTTATCTTAAGATTCTTTCTAAAAGCAAGAGAATCAAAATGTTTACTTAGAGCCTAGCAGGTATTTCTATTTATGGTAGGATTTTATGGGGGATGTTTTTGTAGTTGTTCTCCCTTTCACTACACCCTGTCTTTACATCCCCCAAGTTTTAAAAAAAATTTTTTACACATATTCAACAAGTGTTGTTATAATAAATACAGGTACACAAAAAGTTTCGTAATTTTTTGTTCATACCCCTTTCTTTGTTTAGATTGATGACAAGACCCTTGGACCAGGCAACTGACCGAGGGTTTTGTTATAATGTGGTATAGTAAAAACAAAAGGAGGCGAAATGCCAGGTAAGAAAAAAAAGAAAAGAATGCCTAGAAGAGGTTACTAATGCCTTTTAAAGATTACAGTCCGAAACAAAAAAAACTTGCACGAGTTGCAGCACCCTTCGATAAGATTACTGCCGCAGATTTGAAAAAACTACGCGATAGTAAACGAAGACCTAAGATGTAATTATGGCGACATACCAAGGTAAATCGGTTACATTAAACAAACCATCCAGGATAAGCAAAGGCGAACCTGGTCATGGTAGAAAAAAATTTAAGGTTTATGTAAACGATAATGGTAAAATTAAAAAAGTAATGTTTGGCGACCCAAACATGGAGATACGCAAAGACAATCCTGCAGCTAGAAAATCATTTAGAGCAAGACACAGATGTGATACCGCTAAAGATAAGACAACCGCAAGATATTGGTCTTGCAAAATGTGGTAAGGAGAAATATGAAAGTAAAAGGCGTTGATGTTAGTAAGTTGACAAAAAGACAACAAAGCACAATGAAAAAACATTCAAAGCATCATACAAAAAAACATATTCAATATATGACAAACTCTATGGCTAGAGGAACATCATTTACCAAAGCACATAAAAATGCGCAAAAGAAAGTTGGTAAGTAATGGGTGGACCTGATTTATCTATTGAGTATGCTTTAGCAAAACAAGAGGAGGAGTAATGGCAATACCTGAGAACGCAAAAAAAACATTACGAAAAAAAGCTCAGAGTTCTAAATATACTTATGGACAATTAGCACAAGTATATCGTAGAGGACAAGGTGCTTATGTATCATCAGGTTCAAGAGGTACATCCATGGCAGCGTGGTCAATGGGTAGAGTAAATTCATTTATTCGTGGTGGACACTCACAAGACAATGATATAAAGCGTGGTGTCAAAAAAACTAAAAAGAAGATGTAATGGCACAGGTTAGTTGGATGTGGGGTGGCAAAAGACACTATGGTACTTTGATTCGAGAAACTAAAACACACAAGTTTGCTCGAACAAAAAATGGTAAAATTAAGAAGATTAAAAAATGAGTAAGAGGACACAACCCTATAGATATGGCGTACCTGCAAAGTATGTAAGTGGTTTATCTGATGCTGCTGCAAAAAAAAGAGCGGCAGAGATAAAAAGAACAGCTAAGGCATACAAAGAAGGTCGTAAAGTAAATCTGAAGGCAATACAAAAATCAAGAGTGGAGGCAGGTCGAAAAAAGAAACGCACTTGATAATCTCTTGCCCAAGGTGCAGAAAACCTTTACTTCCTAAAAAAGACATGAAATGTCAAAACACAAAATGTAAAAACTATGGAAAATAAAAAAATATGTTATGCAGCAGGATGTCATAGACCTTTACCAAAAGGTAAAAGAAAATATTGTTCTGATAAATGTTCTAACAGAATCAACATGCAAAAGAAGAGAGCCAGGAAAGCAGGGGTTGAATGGTCTCAAGAAGAAGATACACTAAACATACCTAGTCAAAAAACAAATGTAGCAAGTCGTAGAGGACAGGTTTACGAGGATATAAAAGAATCAGGACTTGCCTTAGATTTATACGAAAAGAAAATAAATCTCACAGAGGTTGCAAAAATTTTAAACACCACTGCTGCTGCAGTGTCTATGGCATACCAGGCATACCTAGAAGATTTACAACAAGAGAAAGAACAAAAAAACTGGAGTTTGCCAAAAGTTGCCAAAACCTCTTTACAGGATTTTGGAAAATTTAGAACAAGGTATTTTAGAACAGAACAAGGAAAAAAATTCGAGACACCTGAGTTTCATCAAAAATGGATTGAATCGATTATGGACACCATTGATGAGGGTGAACAACAGATGATTCTATCTCCGCCTAGACATGGTAAAACAGAACTATTGATACATTTTGTAGTGTGGTTGATATGCAACAATCCAAACATAAGAATTATGTGGGTTGGTGGAAATGAAGACATTGCAAAAAACTCTTTGCTATCTGTTATGGACCAGTTAGAAAACAACGAGTTGCTAATAGAAGAAATATGTGGACCAGGAGCAAAATTTAAACCTAAGACAAAATCAAGTAAGTCTTGGTCTCAAAATGGTTTTACAGTTGGTACGAGGACAGTTACTGGAATCAAAAGTCCAACAATGGTAGGCATAGGTAGAGGTGGGAAAATATTGTCAAGGGATTGTGATTTGATTATTGCAGATGACATTGAAGACCACACTTCTACCATGCAACCATCCTCAAGAGAAAACACAAGAAACTGGTGGACTACAACATTGTCAAGTCGTAAAGAGGAACATACTGCAATGGTAGTTATAGGTTCAAGACAACACTATGATGACTTGTATTCTCATTTATTAGATAATGAATCTTGGAAAACTATAGTGGAGGAGGCACATGATGCTGCATGTAGTAAACCTGATTTCGAAGAACAAGAACATATTGATTGTATGTTGTGGGCTAGTAAGAGAAGTTTTAAATGGTTGATGGATAGAAAACGAGCAGCAGAAACTACAGGTGGTAGAGCCATATATGAAATGGTTTACCTGAATATTGCAATGCCTGAGGGTCTTGCATTGTTTGATAGAGTCGAGATAGAAAGCTGTCGTGAGCAAAAAAGAGACATTGGTCATATTCCTCCAGGCACAAGATTGATTGCAGGATTAGACCCTGCATCCACAGGTTATCAAGCAGCTTTTCTTTGGGCATACGATAATATACAGAATAAATTATTTATGGTTGATATGAATAACAGTCTTGGTGGAGGAATACCACAAGCCTTAGAGGTCATTAAAGATTGGTGGAAGAAATACGATTGTTCACATTGGGTCATTGAGGAAAATGGTTTTCAGAAAGCAATACGACAAGATAAAAGCATTAGAGAATTTGCAAGTGTACATGGTGTTCATTTAGAAGGACATGAAACAAATAAAAATAAATTTGACCCTTTGTATGGTGTAACTGCTATGAGACCATTATTCCAAGAAGAAAAAATTTCTTTACCATATCTTAGCTATGAGGCACAAGAAAAGGTAAACTTATATACAAGTCAGTTAGTGTATTTTAGTTCTGCTAAAAACAAAAGCAAGACAGTAGGTACAAAGACTGATATAGTTATGGCTAGTTGGTTTCCTATGAGAGCAATTAGGCGAATGCAGAAAGAAAGATTTGCAGAGCTTGGTTATGAGTATGAACCTAGCTTTACTGGGTACGAACCTAGTAATATGGATGTAGACACATGGAGATAAATGCCTTTAGATAGCGAACAATTATTTAACAAGATAGATTACTTAAGGGTTACGAACCAGGATTCACTTGTTGATAGGTCAAGAATAAGAGATATTATGAATGGTGGTCAGGCAGCAGTTCGTGCTTTACTGGGTAATTCAATAAATGTAGAGTATCACGAGTTACCTGCACCTAATTTATTTTTGACTGCTTTAGATAGATTTGCACAAAAATTAGGTAGAAGTCCTGATTTAAAAGTTGATATATTGAACGAAAAGGATTCAGAAAGAGCTAAGAAAAAATCAGAGAAACTTGAGAGAATTGTTATGTCTTATGATAAGTTTCAAAAACTTGGTATGCAATTACCACAAGTTGGTAGATGGTTACCAGGCTATGGTTTTGTTGTTTGGACTATATCACACAAAAGAGATAAGAATGGTGTTCCATATCCCTACGCAGAATTAAGAGACCCTTTTACTTGTTATCCTGGTTACTTTGGCAATGACCAACAACCTAAAGAGTTAGCAATAATAACAAGAGTTCCTCACAAGATATTAGCTCAACAATATCCTGATGCCAAAAAATTTATATATGGTAGTCCTGAGGAATCAGAACAAGAACCTTACAGTGCAATGCTTGATTATTCAAGTAAGGCAGCTAGTTGGTCTAACTCTAATGGCAATGGCAAAGTTGTTGTTGAATATAAAGATGGTGAAGGTACTTATGTATTTTTACCTGAAAACAAAAAAATAATAGATTATATGCCCAACCCATTAAGTTCAGGTCCATGTTTTGTTATCGCAAAAAGATTTTCTTTTGACCAAATGCAAAGTCAGTTTCAACACATCACAGGTCTTATGTCAAACATGGCAAAGATAAATATTCTTGGAACTATTGCTATGGAAGATGCTGTATTTACTGAAACAAATATTACAGGTGAAATTGAATCAGGCAAATATAGAAAAGGTAGGTTTGCTGTTAACTACCTTGCGCCTGGTTCATCAGTATCAAAACCTGTAAATAATTTACCATATCAACTATTTCAACAAGTAGATAGATTAGAACGACACTTACGACTAGGTGCAGCTTATCCTGTATCAGATGATGGACAATCTCCAAACGCATTTGTTACTGGTAGAGGATTAGAAGAACTTGGTCAATCTGCATCACTGCATGTGAGAGAGTATCAATCTGTATTAGCAGATGCCTTGCAAGAACTAGATGCAAAAAGATTAGAATATGATGAGGAAATGTTTGGTGGGCAACGAAAACCTATTGCAGGATTTCATAAAGGAACAGCTTATAAAGAAACTTATGTTCCTAATAGCGATATTGCAGAATATCATACAACAAGAAGAGTGTATGGTGTTATGGCAGGATTTGATGAGCCACAAAAAATTATTACAGGATTACAACTAAAACAACAAGGAATTATAGATACACAGACATTACAAGAAAATATGGATGGATTAGATAATATAAGCAAGATACAACAAAGAATTGTATCTGAAAAAGCAGAAACAGTATTGTTTGAATCATTAATGGCACAAGCTGCACAAGGTAATGTAAAAGCAACACAAGCAGCTATTGCTATAAAGAAAAATCCATCTCGAATGACAAGCATATTAGAAGATTTTTATGAAGAAGAAGAGCAACCTGCAGAACAACAACTACCAGGACAACAAGCAGCAGAACCTGATATAGCATCATTTCTAGCACAACTTGGTGGTCCGCCTCCAGGAGCATAATGGAATACAACGAAGAAGAAATAAACGAGATGTTTATAGATATAGTTAATGCTAACTTTATCGATAAACCACAATTTGATTTTACTGAGACAGTAATACAAACAACACCAATATTTTTAGATGAAAATGAACCTACTACAAGTTATCTAATACCAACACAGATACCTGGATTGTTTATAGGTATATCTATTGACTTTGATAAAAGAGATGAATCATGGTAAGAAAAAGTAGGTCAATGCGTGAGGCTACAGATTTAACACAAGCAGGTGCGTATGCTGATATAGTTGCTCCTCCAAGGAAAGAAGGCGACCCAACAGGGCAGACTACAATGTTGGAAGGTCAAGCAGAGTCAGTATCAGCACCACAACAATCAGAAATAATAAATCAGGCAAGACCTGTCATACAAGGTCAACCTCAACCTGATGTTTTTTCTACACCGACAGAATTTCCAAATGAACCAGGTTACATACCTGAACAAACAGATATAGCAGTTCCTGCTAATCAAACACAAATAACAAAACAGATAATACTGGAGAAGTTTCCTGAACTAGCGTATAGGTTCAGATAATGTCTTTCTTTATAAACTGGGGTCAAGAGTGGATTAAATCTCAAAAAGATAAAGCTATTGATGAACAAAATTTTAATGCAGCTAAAAATTCTTTATCTGATGCTGATGTAGACGCTCTTGGTGGAGCTGCTCTTAGTTTTCAATCTATGACTCCTGATGAACAAAGTGATTTACCTATAGCTGCTGCATCATTAGGTTTAACTGGCTCACAGTATTACAACCTATGGACACAAACAAATACAGTTGTTCCTAATAGAAATGATGATGATGTAAAAAAAAGAAGTATAAGTTTTTGGGAAAAGATAAAAGATGCAAGAGCTTATGGAAGACAAGCATATCAAGATACACAAGCAGAATTATTTGGTGATGTACAGCTAAGAAAAAGCACACTTTTAAATTCTGCCTTGATTGGTCTTAACTCTATATTTCAAGATTATCAAGTATTTTTTATGAACTCATTTGGAGTTGCTGCTAAAGATGAATTGAATAAATTAGCTGCTGAACAAGGTAAAGAACTTGATAGAGATTACTCTGAGTTTGCAGGAGACCCAGGAACAAAAGGTAATAGACTACCTATAACCTGGAGAATACAATCTTTTCTTAAAGGTTTACAAGCATTTGGTGCTAGATATGTTTTAGAAGAAACATCAAGAAATTTAAACATGGATATACCTGAACAAGTTTTAAATATTGCACCATTGGCTATTGCAGATGCAACAACTTTTTTAGATACACAAACAGATTTTAAATTTGCACAAACTGATATAGATGTCATAAAAGAATACTTCCCAAGTGTTTATCAAGAAAACTTAAAAATAAAAGAAGATGGAATAAACAGAGAACTTACACTGAATGAAAAATTAGATGTATACCTTGACACTTACAATCAACTTATAGGTTCTGCAAACAAACAAGGTATAGAACAATTTTTTGGTACAAATGATTATTTTGCAAAAGCACAAAGAAGTAGAGAAGGTTTTAAGAAATATGCTATTCCTGCAACTCCTGGAGACCAAATTAGATATACACTTACAGGAACATTAGGTGGAGAGTATTCTCCTCTTAACAATGTAATTTTTGATATTAAACAAAAAACAGAAGGTGAGATAGCTAATCTTGTACAAACTTATCAATCTACATCTATGACAGATAATGAGTTTGAAACAAAATTTACTGCGTTGTTATCTGCTGAAACAGAAGAAATTGCAGATTTAAACTTTGACCCAAAACATGGATGGTTTTCTTGGATTGGTTTTATGTCAAACCTTGGACTGATGGTTGTTACAGACCCAACAATGGTTTTGCCTGGTGTCGGTATAGGTGGTAGGTCTGCACAGACAAGTAAAACTTTGACTGCTGTTGGCAAGGATTTAGATGAATATGTCAAAGCAGGTGGAAGAGCAGTAGATTTTTGGGCAGACAAAGATGAAACCATTTCTCTTATGGCAAATGAAATACAACAAGCAGTAGTCAAAGATGCTCCTGTTTTTACATATTTAGCTAGAAATGGATTTAGTCCTTCTATGGCAAAAGAAGTTGTAGATAATCCTGAAAAAACTTTTGATATTATAAAAGATAGTTTGACTGGTGGACTTATTTCAGATGTAAGATTCAAAGGTAATAATCTTACACAAGCTAATGATTTTCACATACAAGCAAAAGTATTGAATGATAACTTTTTAGATAACCTTTATGCTGCAATGACAGATGGTAACTACACAGCAACTTACATGAGAGGTGGAGGTAGAAAATCAAAGAATGCAGTAAGAACTTTACAGTCAAGTATGAAAGATATTTTTGGTGGTACAGATGTAAGATTACCTTCAAGACCATGGGCATATCTTGGTGAAACAGATAGAGCAGTAGATACATTTATTAAAACAGGTTACATGATGTCAATACCTGAAAATAAAATAGATGAATTAGTAAGAGAGTTTTATGATGCTATTTATAGAAAAGATTATAGAGGCGCACAAAATGTTTTTTATGACAGATTAGTAAAAGGTGAAGGTGCTTTACAACTTAGATATACTTTTGGTTTGTCTGATAATGAAATCAAAGAACTTATGGAGTCTTCATTAGATGATGTTAGAGGTTTTAGTGAAAAAGGTAGAGCGTACAGACCATCACAATCACCACAATTTTATGACAGAACATTACTACAAGAAGGTTTAGACCCTATTGCTAGAGCGCAATACCACAATACTCTTTTGTCAGAGACAGACAAAATATATGCTAGTGAACACGCATTAGCAATGGCAGGTCAGGCAATGGATTTGACAATCAACATACCTGATATGAAAGCAATCTTAAGATACACAGGTCTACGAAGAAGATTGAGAAACAAAGTATTTGGAACAAAAAACTTTGAAACCAGTATGGATGCTGTTAGAAAACAATTTGATGAAGGATTACCAGGTACATTTTATGATAAATCAACTCCTATTGGAAGAGAACTGCAAGGAGTTGTTAAAGATGGATTAGAAGACCCATCTCTATTATTTAAGTATGGTGCAGAAAAAATACCTTTCAGAGCTACAGATTTTGCTTTTACTTTTATTAGTAGAGCATGGATGCCTTTACAACTTATTACCAGGGTTGCTTTTCCACTAAAGATTACTACAGATGGAGCTTTGCGAATGTCTGCAAGAGGTCTTGCATCTATATTTAGAAGTCCATGGGAATATTTAAAACTTATTTGGAATGACCCAAATGCTGCAATGGTTAAATTAATTCAATCACAGAATCCTGATTTTAAACCTTACACTGCTTTGACTGGACCATTTAGAACTTCAGGAAAAGTTCTTAGTGAAAAATATCCTGATTTTATTAGAAAGGGATTAGGAGCATTAAAAGAAAATAATTCTAAGTTTGGTTTACCTGAAGTACAAGATTTATATGCAAGAGACCCAAGGTTTACATCTGTATTTAGAAAAACCAAAGGTGAGTATGAAGATGTATTTAAATATGCAACTGAAGAAGAGGTAGTTCCAGGAGCTACAAGATTAGATGTTCAAGATGATTATGTAGAATCTTACATAGATTTTTTGGTAACACAATTTGCACATGACCCATTCATGCCTGTTATTGCACAGGCAATGAAAAAGAATCTACCTGATGAAGAGATTGTAGATTTAATTCAAAGAACTCCTTATCTTATGGATGAGATTACTGAATTGAATAGAAAGATTTTATCAGTAAGAAGTGTAGATAAAGGTTCAGAGGTTATACCAGTATTAAAAACAGACCAAGATTATATCGATTTTGTAAGACATCATAAAATGACAATATCTAATTTTACTGCAAATCAACCTGATTTGATTGACATGATTGCACAAGGACAAGTAGGAAGAGTAAATATAAGAAGTCTTGATGTAGCAAAACAGATTAACAAAGAAAGTCTTAAAAAAACTATTAGACCAATAATGTTAGAGGTATTAGAGGATTTACCTTCTACAGTACCAGGTCTTAAAAAAGTATCAGGTAGAAGTTGGAGAGATGGGTATGCTAATTTTATAGATGCTTTGTTTTTTGCAGTTGGACAGTCTGAGGCAACTCTTAACAGAATACCAACATTTAAACAGGCTTACTATCACTTCTTAGAAAGCAATGCAATATTTGGTACAAGAAAAGCATTACAAGATATACTTGATGCACATTATGACCCTGATAATGTTATAAACCTTCCACAAAATTTAATTTCTACTGTCAAAAGAAATTTAAATGATGCTGATATACCTTTTGAAGATATAGAAAAAGTTATGAAAAAAGTCGTAAAACAAAGACTACAAGTAACTGATGATGCGGTAACTTTTGTGGCATACAACGCTGATAACAAATATGCACCAAGGGTATTACAAGCAACAAGTAAACAACAACTTGAATTAGATTTAAATCTAGCAAACGCAGAGGGTAAAGCATATTCTATTGAAACAGCAGGTGGTATTAGGTTAGGTGATGAAAATACTAAGATTGGAACTTATCACTCTACTTTACCTAGAAGAAATGTTTTAGTTGATGGTGTGCTTGATTCTTCACAAGATAGACAGTTTGTAAAAGTTTTGAAAGAATTTCATGCAGGAACAGATAAAAATACTTTTGATATTGCAACTAATTTTAAGGCTCTTATCAAAGAAAATCCTACACCAACAATAAAAGAATTAAGAAAAGTATTACAGATGGGTAATACAAAGTATGATGATGTAGCAGAGTTTATGCAAAGAAGTGGACTTCTTGCAATGGTAGATTCTAAATCAGGTAAATTAGTTTTAAACAATCCAAAGAAATCAGGTATTGTTTCTGAATTTACAGAAATAGATTATCACACAATGTTAGACCTAGATGGTATAAGACAAACAACAACAAGAAATATGACATTCAATGATTTAAATAAAACTGCATCTGCATACGCTTTTGAACTTCATAATCGTTTGTTATATAACTTATTAGAAAGAGGTTATGTAGCAGAGGCTTATAAAGTTGGATTACCTTTCTTTGAGGCATATAGAGAAGTTCTTGGTAGATGGACACAGTTGTCTGTAGCTAATCCTAGAGCGGTTGCTCAAGTTGGTTTTGCATATAGAAAAGGTGTTGAAAATAATTATATTTATACAGACAAGTTCGGAGAAAAATATTTAATACTTCCTGTTGGAGGCACTGCGTTAGAAGATTATGTCAAATCTGAAGGTAGAGGTACATGGACAGATGATGTAAGTATTGAAGAAAGCAATATAATTATCAAAAGAAGTTTTCCAATATCTGCACTAGGAGTTGCAGGTGGTGGCTTGTTCCCACCATTAGGTCCAGTGGTTGCTATACCTACAGGTTTTGCAACAAGGGATAATCCAAAGACAAGAAGATTATTAGAAAGAACAATATTTCAATTTGGATTACCTTTTGAATCTATGGGAAATGGGGACTTAAAAGGTATCATAGGAGAAGTTCTTACTGAAGAGATATTACCTGCTACAGCAAAAAATGCTTTTAACGCTATAGCAAGTAAATTAGACTTACAAGGACTTGATGAAGATTTATACCTTAGTGCAACAACACAATCTGTACAGATAGCAGCAATACTACATCCTGATAGAGCAGATGACCCTGAGTTTTTGTTTGACACTGCTGCAACAATTAGAGACAATATTTATTGGTTGAAAGCATGGGATAGAAACATAAATCCATTAGTTCCAAAAGTAAATGTTTTATATCGAATTGATGCAGAAAACAGTACATTTAATGAGTGGTATGGAACACAAGAAGAAACTTCAGGTGTAGCCTGGAATAGTTTTGTAGAACTATCCATTCTACATGGTTTCTATCAAGACCTGAGAGAACACTATGCACTTACTATGGGTCAGAAACAAGCTGACTATGAGGCAACATTAGAGGTTGTAAGATTACTAGGTCTTGATATATACGATATAGATTCTGCTTTTACATCTGCACAATTACAACTGAAAGGTAAGAGCATATCTGAATCAGGACCTATGGCAAGAACAAAACCTGAATATGATTTCTTGATGAACAATGAAGAACTATATGGAGATTATGGGGGAAGTATAATTTATTTCTTTGGTGGTCTTGGAAGTGGTGATGTTGATTATACATCTTATGGAATACAAAAAGGACTTGGAAACATTACACCACTAAATAAAGAAGAGTTTTACTGGAGGTCAGCTACCTATGCAGCATCAATAGTCGAAAGAGCAATGAAAGAAAGATACAGAGCTAAATGGGATACACAACAATATACAGCATCAGAACAGAAAAAAGAGATGGCACAATTAGAACTTACACTTAAACAAATGTTTCCTCTTGCTTATGAAATAAATCCTGCTGAAGTAGCAACAAAACTTCCAGGAAAAGAGATACCAAGAACATTTGATTGGGATTTAGTTATACCAATATTAGAACAGGCTATTGAAGACCCAAGAGCTGCAAACTTAGATTTATATAAAGAGATGAAAGATTATCTTGACTTTAGGAATCAAGTAATTATTGGTGTACAAAAAGGCAAGAACTTTGCAATAAAAGAAGATGCTGTTAACTGGATAAGAACAACAAATACAGAAGAGGCACAACAAGTTCGTGATTTGCTGTATAAAAAAGGTTCTTTGCTATCACAAGAAACTCCTGAGTTTCTTCCAGTCTTCCAAGATGTGTTTTATAATGAAGTTACCAAGTATGGAATAGGAGATTTATCAGATGAGTAATGGAGAGTTAGAAGGCTATACAATACCTAGAGGTGATGGAGATAAACAAGATGTTATTGACATTGACCCTAATGTATCAGATGTAGTACAAAATGATGATGCTACACAGTTTGTTTTAGATGTACTAGGAGGTTTAGACCCATCAGGAAAACCACTAGGTGATGGATTTCAAAGTAAGTATAAAGTTGAAGTAGATGGTGCAGAAAGAGATGTATCTGCAGAACAATACTTGACTGCACAAGGTTACGACTTTGTGTATTTTCCATATCAAGCAGGAGAGGCGGCAAGAGATATAGAACCTGCAGTTCGTGTTTTACTTAAAAATCAAATGGCAAGTGTTGGTTTACTTGACCTTACAAAAACACAAGGTGCTATGGTAGATGAAGAATTTGTAAAAGGCATAAGAAGACTTATGGAGTTTTCTATGAATAATGGTGGTAAATTAGATTGGTTACAAAGTCTTGGTGTACTACGCACAAACTTCAGTGTAAGGAAAGCTGTAAAAACTACATCTCCAAAAATAGACAATGAACAAATGGATGACATTGTTGATGATTTACTTACAAAAGCAAAAAGTAGAAAAGGCGCTCCTTTGAATGCAGAAGAAAGAAACTACATATCTAATAAGATACAGCAGAGATTAGATATGTTTAACACAGAGATAGAAGGACTCAAACCTGCTACCTCAGGTAATTTAGTATTTGACCCTACAAATCCTTTACAAGGAACATACTTACCTCCTGAACCAGGAGAACAACCTGATACAGAACAACTTGCAGAAGACTTATCTGATATAGAAGAAGAAGTATTTGCACCAAGAGAAGAGGCAGCAAGACAACAAGAGGTTGGTGAGCAGATAAGGTCAAGAGGTGCAAGGACAGTTTCTAATCTTACAAATCTATTTAGAGCAGGTGTCAAGAGATAATGGAAATGGATGTATCGCCTCCTGCGATAGTAATTATAAAAGAGCTTGAGACTTTACAGCTTGAGGCGTATGAAGATGGCGCATCAGTATCTATTGGATATGGACACAGTAATTTATCAGGTGGTGAACAGTTTGATATGGGTGATGTAATCACAGAGGATAAAGCAGAACAATTACTAAAAGAAGATTTAAAAGAGATTGTTCGTATTGTAAACCAAAGGTTAAAAAATTATAATCTTACATTTACTCAAGAACAATTTGATACTATGGTAATAGCTACTTTTAACAGACCGAGCAAAGTATCTAGTAAAAAATTCTATGATGCTTTACTGTTAAATGATGAAGATAAAATACAAAAAGTTTGGGAAACATCTTTAACTGAACAAGATAGAAAAAACTTTCCTGGACTTGTAGAAAGATTGGAGATTGAATTGGCAATGTTAGACCAAGACCGAGGAATACCTGAACCTGAAGAAGGATTTGACCCTTCAGCAGGAACAAAATTTAAACCTGTCGTAAAATTTCCAAAGGGTGAAGAACCTCCAAAACCTGAGAAAATGAAACCTATACAAATAGGACCTCCACCTGAAAATACACAAATGCCATTAAGAAGTGAAGGTATAACAAATATGTATGGCACTCCACCACAAGATAATGTATGGAGTCAAGGTGTTGATTTTACAAATGCAGTAGCTAAATCAGAAAGTCAAGTAGTTGCACTATTACAAGCAGCAATAAACAATCAGAGAAGAGCAAAGAATCTACCTGATATATCTAACGACATGAGTATGGATAGAAAAAGAGAGACACTATCTGATGACCAAAAAGTTGCATTAGATATATTAAGGGGATTGTATGGCAAGTAAACTAACATCTTTTGATTATAAAAAACTTTTTAGAAATCCTGAATATTACAAAGAATGGTTGATGGAAAATAATTCTAATATTCTACAAAATAGAAATGATGAAGAAACTATTGTAGAACTTAATGAAATCAATCACAAAGCAGCAAGTATCTTGAGAGAATTAAAAGATGAGTAATCAAAGGTATAAGGATTATTTACAATCTATAGATAATATTCTTACAAAACATAATTTAAATCCTCAAAATATAAGAGAGATGTTGGTACAAGATTTATTAGCATTAGATGCAATACACACAACTGCAGAAAGAACTGTTCAAGAAATGTATGATTTGGAGAAATTTGGAAAGATTGAAAATCCTGCAGATTTTATTCTTGATATTTTTGAAGTTATTGGTAATTATGGAGATTTAGATTTAGATGATAACTTTTATCGTGTTCTTAAAGCTCAGGGTATTGGTTTAGTTGAATCATTTGTTGATTTTGACAAAGTAATGAGCAGTGATATTGGTGGATTTATGCAGACTGTAATTGAATCTGCTAGTGAATTAGATGATAATTTAAAACTTGTTATTGACAATAATCAACCTAGTTTTGATGAGGCATTAAATATATTTAATAAACTTCCTGAAGATGTAAAACTATCAGCTTTACAAAATACTCCACATGGGTTTTTAGAAAATAAAACAGTAAATATTCCTGCTAGAGCAGATAGTATAATTTTTAAATACATATCTAATCAAGCAGAACTTACTCGTTCATTTTTACAAGAAAGCCTTGGACATAGATTATTAGTAGAGGTATACAATTCTTTAGATGATTCTGTTGAGGGAAAATATTTAGAACAATTTTTAAATGATGTTGAATTTACAAATATGACTTTTACTGGGTCTGTTGTAGATTATGTCGAATTACAAAGTGATGATGTATATTATGGCATAAAAAAAATGACAGAGATTTATATGAAAGAATTTAGAGATAGTTTTTTAAATTACATTACAGGAACTTTTGATGACTTATATGAAAATACAGACTTTGCAATAAGAAACAATAAGATAAATAGAAATTTCGAAGAGTCGATAGAAAAATTAACTGAGGCAATGCAATCAAATAATGATGAATTATTTGAATTATATGGGAAAGAATTAAACGAAATAGATAGAAGATTTCTTGGTATTTTTAAAAATTTAAATGAACAGTTTATAGTTGATTCTCCTGCTGCAAGTTCAACATTTTTTGATACCATTAAAACACTTAAAGATAGTAAATATGTTCCAGGTGTAAATGATTTGGATGATATAGATATTAGATTAATGTCTAACTCAGATGCAGCTATAAAAACTATGGGTGTGCCAATAGCTTATGAAGATATGTTTGTCAAAACAAGAAATGATTTAACAACAGGTTCAACATTTGATAGAAATATATTTGATTTAAAAACAGAAGTTATAGCTAATCTTAAAGAATCTGTGGGTGTAGATAATTATTCAAGTGTATTTGATATTGCTTTAAAAGAACCAATGCACATGAGACCAATAGGTAATTTTATAAAACATGCACAAGCAAATAAAAATTTAAAAGTTGAAATGTTAGATGGTAACACAGGTCAATTTTTTCCAATATTATCGGATGAGGGTAAAGGTAATATATCAAAAATTATGAAACAACAAGTAGGAGCAAAAGCTCCTGATGACTTAACAGTATTAGATAGTCTTGTTATAAGAGTTACTCCAGTAAAAGAAACAGCAGATTCAATAC